AACGTAATCACGGGCTTCATATAGATTACCAAATATTTTACGTTGAAGATATATACCATCCAGAGATGTATACTCTGTAGGTCTATTAGAAGGAATGTATAGAGAAGGTGAGTATTCCACCTTCTGCTTTACTTTCTTTCCATTCATCACACCTCGATAGAGTATATTTCCACCATAGGTTTGCACATTAGTATAAAAATTCTGCATATTACCCCATAATTAACTTTTTACTAGGAAGGACTATTCCTGCACCAAATATTTGATTATAATTATCAATGAAATCTTCAGCAGGAGTATAGAAGTATACCACTTGTGACCTGTGAATGTCAAGTTCTAATCCTGGTGTTTGATTTGCATGTAATGGGAATGGAGCAAACCCAACATTAGGTTGTCCATTATCACCACGAACAATAGCAACACCTACTGGATTTCTCAATGTAAAGCTTTCAGTGATATTGACTACTTCACCTAAAACTTCTTCCCCAGTAACTAACTTTAAAATACGAATATCCATTATATTATCCCTCTCCGGTAGCAAAATTATTATAACACATTTTATCTAAGTTGTCAAGTTTTTTTGACATAAAAAAACCTCCAATTTGAGCATCGTTGAGAGGCTTGGAGGTTAACCTCCGATTTGTGCATCGTTGAGAGGCCGGAGGTTTATAAAAGTAACCCCCTCTGGTGCGCTTCATCGAGAGGCGTGGGGGGTGTTGTTTTGTTGGAGGCGGGAGATGGAATCGAACCACCGACCTCTTGGTTATGAGCCAAGCGTTCTACCTCTGAACTATCCCGCATTTATTAATCTTCGAACTTTAGAACGATATCATCTTCTGGAATAATGTATACATCATTTATTGCAGTTGCTTTATTCCAATTAAGCAGTACAAGATCACCTTCTGAAACTTCTAAAACATCTGGACCAACATTCAGAACCAATGCCTTATCTGGTTCTTCTGTAGATTTAAGAATAATGCCCGATGTAGTTTCCTTACTTGCTGCAATACGTTCAACAATTACATTATTTCTAGTTGCTTGCATATTTATCTCACGCTTTGTTATAAAATTGGCTGGTAAGGTGAGATTCGAACTCACATGTCACGCATTAACAGTGCGTTGCTTTGCCAGTCAGCCACTTACCAATAATTTGGTCCGGGATACACGATTCGAACATGCGACCCTCTGCTCCCAAAGCAGATGCTCTACCAGACTGAGCTAAACCCGGATAGGTACTGGTTACGAAATCCAGCGACAGTATTACGATCTGTCCGATACTAATATAACCGCAAGGTTTCTTATTTTATAACATCCCGAACCTTGCAAGGATGTTTAGTAAATAATATATTCTCGTTATCAAAGAGGTTTTATATTACTTAACTACTGGAGCCTTGTGTCAGATTCGAACTGACGGGGACCGAAGTCGGCGGCTTACAAAACCGCTGCAATCAACCACTATGCGAACAAGGCTAAAAACTCTTACCTTCGGCATATCTTTGCCTTCTATAATGTCTACCATTTCCTCTATTAGCACCTTTATATGTATCTGTCTGTGAATGACAGTTGGGACATATTAGACATAAATTTGTTAAATCATTGTTGTCGGAATTACCATCAATGTGTTCTATTTCCATTATTATTGGTTTATTATTCCATTCAGTAATATTACAAACTGAACATTTATTACCTTCAGTCCAAATTAGATACTTTTTAAGTGTTCTAGGGGAAGCAGTTTTATTATAAATCCTTTGTAGGAGGTTATATTTTTGATTACATTCTCTACTACAAAAAGTAGATTTATGTTCTTTTACTTTCTCTCCGCAATATAAACAATTGGGTTTTTCTCTTTTCATCGCCAGCAATGCTTAAAGGGCAGTAGTTAAACTTTTATTGTCTTACCACAAACAGTACAAGTTGCTTCTGATTTCTTAACATCCAAATTCATAACTCTCATACCATCACCATGTTTCTTGTTCTGGTAATCTGAACCATTGGAAGGAGTACCAGTACAACCACATTTCTTAATCACCGAACCCGACATTATATATCTCCTTTTTATGTTAAAAATTGGAGCGGATAACAGGATTCGAACCTGCAACGAACGGGTTGGAAACCCGACACTCTACCGTTGAGTTATATCCGCATTATTTGGCTCCCCCGGATTGATTCGAACAACCGTTGATCGGTTCAAAGCCGACTTTCCTACCACTAGAAGACGGGGGAATATATCTTTTTTAGTCTCTTTCTTACCGCACTTTCAGTTACACCAAAAGTTTTTCCTATTTTTACATTTGATAAACCTTGTTTCTTCAATAGTAACAACTTCTTATCGTCCCATTTGTATTTTGGACTACTTATTCCTTTATGTGCTAAACTTTTCTTTAGTTTAGTTTCTTCAGAATCTTTGAATTCGGGTTTTCTACCTTTAGAATATTTGGTTCCGTTTTCTATACTATCTTCTACATTTTCTTTTGGTGTTCCCCAGTATAAATGTTTTGGGTTCGAACACTTACCATTATGACAACCATGACACAATGGATATTTTATTCCATACGGTATGTTAGTATCTAGGTACTGTGCCAACACACCTTTATGGTTAGTGGAGTTTCCACCTCTTTCTATACATGGTTCAGACAAATCCATATGCGACTGTCTTTCCATTTTTGTTTGTTCTGTTACTAAGTCTTCAACTCTTTTCATAACAAACATTATACTTTATATATGTTCTTTTGTCAACATATAATTGGCACCCTCTGACGGAATCGAACCGCCACTGTGGGAGTAGAAATCCCATGTCCTGTCCATTAAACGAAGAGGGCATTATTTGGTGGGCCCCTAGAGATTCGAACTCTATATCTGCCGATTATGAGTCGGATGCTTATACCATTTAAGCTTGAGGCCCGTAAATTGGTGGGGATAGTCGGACTCGAACCGACACGGATTTCTCCATCAAATTTTAAGTTTGGTGTGGCTACCAATTACACCATATCCCCATTATATTTTTAATTTGGTGCCCTCGGTCAGATTCGAACTGACACTGGACGGCTTCTAAGACCGTTGCCTCTACCAATTGCGCTACGAGGGCATTCACTCAGTTTATGTGGTACATTATACATCATGTACCACACTTTGTCAACATTTTTTTGGAGCTCCTAACAGGTAACGATCCTGTGTTTATGTCTTACCAAGACATTGTAATACCTTTATACTATAGGAGCAATTCTCTTATGCAGCATGTAAGACATGTTTCAATCTATCTGCTGCGTAAGTTGCAGCAAACGCATTTGGTTTCACTAACGGGTTTACATTACATGTACCTTTGATGTAACCAATTGCTTGTTGTATTACACAAGATGAACCATATTTCAAATCTGGGTTAATGTCAAGATGTACTTCTACATATCTATCTTCTAACACATCAGCAAGACTCTGAAATAGTTCAGATACTTTATAAACTTCATTCATAAGACGCATAGATGGTTTATTTTTCTTCTGGTCATAATCTCTTTCTCTTATTACATTTCCAAAGATTTTGCAACCAGATGTTCCATCTATATGAACAACTACTGCTAATGTATAATCAGCGTACCATAGTCCATTTAATTTAAAACGTTCTGAATCAGCACCTAGATAAATTTTAGTTTCATCCGATTGTGCAGATATATATGCCTTGACTTCATCCAGATTAAATTGTTTCATACTACACCTTAGTCATCTCCTTTATATTAAAATTGGCATCCCACTGAGGATTCGAACCCCAACTGCATGGTTTTGGAGACCAGCCGACTACCGTTATCTTAGTGAGATATATTGGTGGAGAATATCGGAATCGCACCGATCAAGCTAGAATCTTGCAAGGATTCTCTGGGTTCCTAGCCCATTCCCCATATTTGGCGGTTCTAAGGGGGAACGATCCCCTACTTATGCTGTGACAGAGCATCGTGCAGACCACTACACTATAGAACCATAAACTTTTGGTGGTTGTAACCAGAATCGAACTGGTGATAAGAGGATATGAATCTCTAGTTATACCACTTAACTATACAACCTAATTGGTGCTCCTACGTGGTATCGATCCACGGTTTCGCAATTATCAGTTGCGTGTTCTACCTTTGAACTATAGAAGCATTATTGGTAGGAGTACGTGGAATCGAACCACGGTGGACTGGTTAAAAGCCAGTTATTCTACCATTGAATTACACTCCCAAAAATTGTGATCGTATTATCTTTAAATAGAGCACCCACCATGGTTGATATAGAAAGGTCATTTTAAGTCGGAGGAACGATCAATACCGACATTAGTTGCAACACAATTTGGTAGCGGGACCTAGAATCGAACTAGGATTTCGAGCTTATGAGACTCGTGAGTTACCGTTACTCCATCCCGCTATTATTTGGTGGGTAAGGTAGGAATCGAACCTACTCAGCACGAGGCGTCAGATTTACAGTCTGATGTGACTCTCCAACTTCACCGCTTACCCTAAACTCTTTTAACTATTATACTTTACTATCTAACAAAAGTAAAGCATTTTTTTTAAAAAGAAACCGTCGCCAGCAGAACAAAGTTCTGATCTCTTTATAGAGAACCACGGTTGAGGTGGTATATTTTGACCCCACCCACTGCTTATACGCTAACCTTCAAGGTCATCGGTTGCGCTATCTTCTTCAGATTTTAATTGGTACACCATCGGAGATTCGAACTCCGTTCACAAGAGTGAAAATCTTGTATCCTAAACCAAGTAGACGAATGGTGCATTTAACTTAAAAACTATTATATCACATTTTCTAACTTTGTCAAGCACTTTTGTTTGGAGGTAGTGACAGGATTCGAACCTGCATAATGCTGATTTGCAATCAGTTGCCTAACCTTTCAACCACACTACCAAATATCATAGATATATATATTAAATTTGTTGTAAACGTTCCTCCTCTTTTAGTAGGAACCATTTCTCCCATATAACAAGACCGGCTGGGTTAGAGGTAAGTAGTAATAGTCGGTACAAGGTTACTAGTTTAGCCTCATTGCGGAGATCACCTGCTCACAAAGTTTTCGACGCTTTGCTTTCCCAACATCTACATTTACAACAAAACTTGGAGCCACCAACAGGTAACGATCCTGTGTCGCCTCCTTACCAAGGAGGAATAATACCATTATACTATGGTGGCAAAACTTGGTGGGGATGGTCAGACTCGAACTGACACGCCTTGCGGCACTGGCTTCTAAAACCAGCGTGACTACCAATTTCACCACATCCCCTAAAAATGGCAGAGAGCATCGGTCTCGATCCGAATACCTTGGCAGGTACGATCTACTTAGCAGGTAGTCCCAGAACCCTGTCTGGTTTACTCTCTATTGACTCTTTTTCTTATCTCATCAAAAGCGATAGGTCTAAAATCCGTTTGTTCGACACAAACACAAATATACCAAGGATCAACTTCATTATTATATTTTACCACATTTGTATGAGTATGTCCATGAATATTTGCAGTAAACCTACCTTTACTTTCAGAATGAATAGGAATATGACTTAAAATCATTCTATCCATCACATGATAAGCTCTGATATCTCTAAAATGTTCTGTATAATCAGTCAATTTAAAAATATCATGATTTCCCTTAATGAGAACTTTATCTCCATTTAGTCTATGGAGAGTTTGCAATGCTCTTCTATTAATAACAACATCGCCTAAATGATATACTTTATCCTTGGGACCAACAGTTTCGTTCCATCTTTTAACTAAC